ATGCTAAAAGCTACACGTCCAAAACCAGTGTGACAGTGTTTTTAGAACCCATCAAAAAAACTCAAAAGATAAAAATTCAGATAGAGGTCAAAACCTCCATATAAACAAATTTTCAAGATTTAAAAGATTCTGCTTACAAAAATTGTAAAAAGGTTAGATATGCTAAGGTCTTTGCTCTGTAAGTTTGAAACCTGTGAAAACACGTTCACGACGAAGTACGTAAAACAAATGTATTGCAACTCTGACCTTTGTAAACAAACAAGAGAAAGAGAACGGTTTAGAATTAGAAGAGAAAAAGAAAAATTACAAACCGCAGAAAGAAGACAACGAAAAGCGCAAAGATTAGCACAAGAAAATCTTAGAACCCAACCGCACACTTGATATTACCTACGAAAAATTCGTGTTATAATCTTAATATCAAAATATCTAAATATCTAAAATTTGTGGTAATTTTAAGGAGTTGGAATGAAAATTCTTGACTTGCTTGCAGGCACATTCTTTGCGTGTTGGCCTCTATTTACTATGGGCGCTCCTAGGTTTGAGCCTAGAGTCATCCAGGCCTACACGGCAAACCCGTCAGATTATCCGGAGGTCATAGCGTTTCGCTACAGTGTTAAAGAAGAGTTTACGGCATGCAGTGGAACAGTTGTGGGTCCTCGTGCGGTACTGACAGCGGCTAGCTGTGTGGATCACCGTAAACGTATTTATTTTAAGATCAAGAATGTAAATTACTCGGCTGTGTGTACTGAGCATCCTTTAAATGAACCGCCATCCAACATGAGATTTGACATGGCGTTATGTCTGACAGACAAAGTTATGGATGTACGGCCGGCTTTTTTAAATGCTGATCCTGTTGTTATCGGGGAAACGCTTCTCATTGTCGGTTGTGATTCTATTCTTGAACAACAAGATACCTGTGAAAAAGGATTATACCGCTACGGTAAAACAAAGGTTATCAGGCTACCAGAACCTAATGTTAGAAATAACCTGCACGCAGAAGGATATACGGCTGTTCACTTTGGAGATTGTGGAGCACCAGCATACAAAGATATGATTCATCCAGGTGGGCAACCGCACATTATAAAAGCCGTTAACGTGAGCGGAAACAGAAGACGTGGATCGATCTTTGCTCCGGTATATTTGAAAGAAGCGGTAGAATTTATAATCCAATGGGGTGAATTTAATAATAGCGTGGTGTGCGGTATCTCTGACGACTGTAATTTTAGAGATGTACAGATCGACATTCCCCAAATCACACGAGAAGACGAAAACCAACTGATCACGAGAACTGAGCCTGATTACTCAGGCCGCTACCACAGCTTTAAAGAAAAGTTTAAACGCTACCGGACTAAGTTCAACCAGTGCATTTCATGTATAACCTGTCTTGCAGCATTAGGAGCAGAGATCTACGCAATTAAAACCCTTGATAGGGTCTAAAGATTTTCTTTGTCTATTTTTTTAAGTAGGCTCTCCAGCAATACTTGGTTGCTTGCTGCGATCTGCAACGATTTCTTGGCGTAAGCCTCTGCGCGAGTATAGCTTTTAGATATTTTATAACCTTGCTCATACAACTCTTCCAATTCCTCTTCCCATTCCCTATACTTTTTTAAGGATAGTTCTTGATCTAAATTTTTATCAAAAGATTTCAAATGATTACCTTTATCAAAGTCCTTTTGTTGATCAACATTTTTCTGATCATCATGCTTAAATGTACCAAATGAACAGTTAGTTTTAGACATACTAGAAAGCTCATGAACCAGTCTAGGGCCTAATAGTTTTAAATCATTTAAATCGAGCGTCAAAAAATTAGAAGATCTCAGTCTTTTGTCTTTGATATAGCAACCTCTCTCACATCAGTTAACACAAGCTTTCTCCCTTAATTTAGCCAAACATTCTTTTTTACTTCCCCTAGTTAAAACATTCCGGTTATCTTTTTTTAAGATAATGCAATATTTGTCGTTGTAAAAACCAACTCTTACGATCGTAGAATTTGACTTTGTTATCGTTTCCACTAGCAAAACCTCGCTACTCACAAAAAAAAAAGGACGTGTTATAATCTTTTTATACATAAAACTTAAGAAAATAAAACTTTAAATTAATACATGGATTTGCATCTACAATTATTTAGAATAAAATAAAATAAAAACAAGATATTAACGTTCTTACATAAGAAAAAATTTAAGGTATCAAAAACCAATGGGCGAGTTATTACCAGTAAAAGTTCGGCGTGCACGGTTCATTCAAAAAAACATTGACTGGGAGACGTTAGAAAAAATGTGGATGGCACAAACCCGCTACACCACCGTACAGTCTTACCTGATAAGTTTTGGGCTAGATCCTACAAAGAGACGCTTTAAAGAGATCACGAAGCATTGGGAAGGAAAAGAATTTGCGTCCGCTGAAGCAAAAAAGCTTTTAGACCGCACGTTAAAAAACAAAGCGATCCCTGAAGATTATGAGGAAAAGGTTTCACAGGTCATGAGTATGATCCGTACGTGGAGAGCCTTACAAGCAGAAAAAGATTATGAGCTAGGAAACGAGCTAAGAGATCTTGTCATGTATCAAATCTCTAAACTCAAGGAAAAGTGTGCAGAAGGTAAAGAGATCAGAACCTTTGATATTTTAAATCTCACAAAGATTTTAGAGACTGTGCAAAGAGTGCAACGTTTATCTCTGGGGATGAGTACCGATAACGTAGGCATTGAAGACGCAAGAGATCTCGCCGAACAACAAACGGGAGTAGACCCTAAAGATACGACGCCAATCTTTGAAGTGGAAGTTAACAATCACGGTAAGTTTACCCGGATGAGGCCTAGAAGGGTCAACTAATTTAGGAATTTGAAAAAAACCTGCTATAACTAATAGACCGCCGCGATAATCTGTTGATGACTACAAGGGCTGCAAACAGTGACCATGCAGGTAGAAGATATACAAAGACTCTATCAAGAGTTAGAGCAAGACATCCATTCTTACAATCATGCTACCCCTACCTTTAACCATCAAAGTTACCCTACCTCTATTGTTTTAAAGACCCTGTGCGGTTTTACAAAACTGATTACTTTGTCTTCTCATAAAGACGTGATCAACTACAGACAACCAAACAGCAAATACCGAAAAATATTTATGTATCAAAATAAAAAAGATCAACTAGGTAGAAGGATATTCGAGGAACAAAACACGTGAAAAAGACCTACGCATTGTTGATGGTCATTTATTTTACGTTCTGTGTCTTTGTCATTTCACCTTTTGGAATTATTAACTTTTACCAACTTGTGATTTATCTATTCCTACTGTTTAAATAAAAAAAGGATTACACCTTTGGATGACAACCTAGGCGTATTTTACATTAAAAGCAGTAGAACCCTGTTAGTTGGTCTGCCCGCCTATCACATTATGACTGTGGTTAACGAGTTTACAACGTGCAGTATACCCTTTGAGGACATTTTGGAAGCGTGTGAGTTTGAAATTTTTGATATAAAAGATATCTCCTTTACGACAATCGAAAACTATAAAAAAATAACAGAAGAATTCGAAAGATCTGAACAACTACTGGAAGAATTTATAGAGTTCAAAAAAAATAGAAACAAAACAAAATTAGCTGTTGTTTTACCCATTGAAAAAAAGGGAACTAATCATGCCGATTAGATGGAACAAAAACGGTGAACGCTATACCAACGGCAACCTTAGAATTCAACGATCCACAAGATCATACTCTGTAGAAATAGTAGCCGGAAAAACCTTTAGACCGTACAACCCTAGTGCTAAAGATATCTTTCATCTGTATGACAATGGACAGTATATCGGTCAAACCAGAACCCTCGGGTTAGCAAAAGAAAAACTGGGTGACCTGCACAGCAGGATGGAACTGTCCGGAAAATCCGGATAGTTCAAAAAGAAGGCAACAGGGACGTCAACCGGGAGATCGATTTTTTACAACCTCGATATGATCATTTCAGTCGGTTATCGGGTCAAAAAGTCAAAAAGAACAATAACTGAGGTCTACACATGCCTCACGCTACTATTCGTCTACCAGCTCCATGGAAAGGCGGACAAGATAAGTTTTTCTATTGGAGTGACGAAAACCCCAAAGCTCAAGTCCTCGTTGGACCCTGTGGAACTAAGGTTGGCAAAGCACTTACCCTAAAAGAAGTCTTACCAACACCAGAAGGCTTTAAAACAGTAGAAAAAATAGCAGTTGGTGACCTTGTGTTTAGTGAACACGGACAGCCTATCAAAGTCACACACATGACCCCCGTGATGCATGATCATGACTGTTTTGAAGTTGTATTTAGTGACGGCAACAAAATCACCTGTGACGCAGGGCATCTTTGGACAACCTATACGTGCCAACATGAAACCCCAAAGGTTTTTACAACCCGTGAAATCAAAAACTCGTTAACCACTACTAAAAACAATGAAACGAAATACAACCACAAAGTAGCGTGCGTCAGCAGTGCGGTAGAGTTCACCAAAAAACTTTTACCTTTGGATCCCTACAGTTTTGGAACAGGGTTAGACGAACGTAAAAACAAAACCCGAATTCCTGATCTGTACCTGACGTCGTCCCCTTTGCAGCGTCTTAGTTTACTGCAAGGGATTATGGACACCAAAGGATCAGTGATGGGTGATTTCTACGTGTTTGAGAGCGTGAGTTTACCTTTGATGCTTGATGTAGCCGGTTTATGTCACGGCTTTGGTATGCTGCTACACCGCACAACAAAGAAAGACATTCACCGCCTGAGCTTTCAAACCGACCTTTTAATGTTCACTAAAAAAGAAAACCTAAAACCTAAAACACCAAAAGGCTTGCAGTTTAGAAAGATTGTAGCCGTGATCCCGGTAGATTCTGTTCCCGTCAAATGCATAACGGTAGACAACCCAACCTCTCTTTTTTTGGTAGGGAAAGGCTTTGTTCCTACGCACAACTCGTTTGGATCGGCTCTGTGGCTTACAAAAGAAGCTCTCGTAAATCCTGGTATGTATTGTGTGTGGGTTGCCCCGACGTATCTTAAATGTAAAATCGGTTACCGGTACATGAAAGCCATGATGAACGTGGAAAGTATCGCTAAGTGTGTCGATGGACTGTTAGAGATTAGAATCAGTAACGGTTCTTTTATTAAGTTTTTGCACGGTAGTGACGCTGAAGTCACCATTGAAGGGGAAGCTGTTGACCGGTTTATTATCGATGAAGCAGGAAAGATTAATAAGCAAGTGTGGCATTCACTCCTAACCACCATTACGCAAACCGGCGGCATTGGTATTATTACGGGAACACCTAGAGGTTTTAATTGGTACTACGATGTATACCGTCAAGCTAAATCAGGTAATCCATTTTTTTGTCACGTGACTTTAAAAACAGAAGACAGTCCGTTTGTAAAAAAAGAAGCCATTGCTCGAAACAAAGCCCTTATCCCGAAAGCTTTGTACGATCAATACTACAACGCCATGTTTGTGAGCAGTGGATCGGTGTTTGGAGATCTTACAGGTCTTTGGGATGAATCATACGAACTGTCTGCTCTATCCAAAAGGTTTTGGGTTCATCCCGATGCCAGTAAACGTACGGGTGAAATTATTCACGGGATGGATATCGCTAAAAAAAGAGACTTCACTGTGATCTTTAGCGTGAACACGAGAGGAGAAACCGTAGGTTTTGTTCGGTTTAGAAATTTACCGTATCCTCAGCAGGCTAAACGTCTCGAGCTGTATCTTAAAAAGTATTTTAATGAAGCTGAAGACAACTTTGTTAGATTTGACGAAACGGGAGTTGGTACCGCTTTGGGTGACATGTTTGCAGAACTAGATCTAGACTGTAGTTTTAGTCCCGTCATCTTTAGCAACCGTTCTAAAAGTGAAATGGTCACACGTTTAATTTTAGCAATTGAACAAAGTTGGCTTAAAGTTCCTCGGATAGAACTTATAGAACACGAACTGGCTAGTTATGAGATGGCCGTCACAAAATCTGGTCTTTACAGTTATAACGCGCCTGATGGTGAACATGACGATATAGTCTCTGCTATGCTTCTTGCAGTCTCACAAGCTTATCAAAATGATATGGCAGAAGGAGCCGAAAAACTTATGGATAAGTTGTTGTCTGGAGAACCTTTAGGATACGATGATGCTATAATGGAGTTTGCAAGCTCCATGAGACAAGATGCTGAAGATTTCTTTGATGATGAAATTGATGACGAACGGGACGAAGATTTTGACTTTGAACGAAAGTAGTTTTGATGTGGCCTTTTAATAAAAACCAATCACCTGTTCCTGCAAGATTACTAGAAGACGCCATGGACGAACTCGGTCTTGTGCGGTTAAACGATATGAACGGTGCCATTGAAGCAGCAATTCAAAAGCATCTCGATCCCAGTTCCTTAGACGGTTACGAAGACGATCAAAGCGGTCACTTTAACACCGAGTTCAATCTTGTAGCTACGGCTGCCAGGATGAAAGGGCTCTACCGCAGAGAACCGTGGGTGTACACCTGTTCCAGTATCATTGCTAGAACCATGTCTACCATTCCCTATGAAGTTGTGAACTGTCAAACGGGAGAGATCGACAAAGATCACCCGTTAAATAAATTTCTTAATGCAGGCAATGATCTTCAAGACAACACGCAGCTCAACTGGGCTGGAAGTTTAGATCTTATCCTGGGGGGAAATGAATTTCTCGTTATTGACGGCGAAAAAATTATTCACGTACCCATTGAATTCGTAGAAATTAAATACGCCGACAAAACTGACACTGAAAAATACCCCATTGAAGGTATCTACATTCGATCGACAAACTATCCCGCAAACACGAAATCAGCCGTGTCGTTTGTACCGTGGGAAAATGTGATTCACTTCAAAATGCCTAACCCCTTTAGTCCCTACGTTGGACTGTCCATGGTTGCAGCGGCGTCTCGTCCGATTCTGTTAGACAGACATAAAAATGAATTTGAACTGGCTTTTTATCTTAGAGGTGCGACTAACGCTGGGGTGATTGAGACCACAGAAGACATCACGAAAAACCGCATGGAACGACTCATGCGTACCTTTGAATCTGCGTTTACGGGAAGGAGAAATTGGTTTCGCCAACTTTTTCTACCGAAAGGTGCCAAATGGGTCAGTTCAGGTCTCACCATGGCAGAAATGGAACATCTAGAAGGGTTAAGAGAAAACAGAATTACCCTACTAGCCGTTCTAGGCGTGCCGCCGATGAAAGTCGGTATCGTCCAAGACGTGAACCGCTCCACAGCAGAAATTCAAAACGAGACGTTCTACGAGAACACGATTATACCGATGTCCAGAATGACGGCAGCAGGTTGGAACAATTCTTGGCTCGTCAAACACATCTATAAAGCCGAAGTCATGGTACGGCCAAACTTCGACGGGATAGACGCCATCGGCGGCGGAATACTGATCAGAAGTCAGCAGGCTAAAAGTTTAGACAACATCGCAACCATTAACGAGCAACGTCACATCGCAAAACTCCCCCCACTAAAACCCACTGATCCACGCGGTACGATGTTTGCCATTGAACTGACAAAGTTAACTCTCGATCCGTTTGGAGCGTTAATCCAACCCCATCTCGAAACGCTAGGTCCAGAAGGTGAAACGTCAGGTGCTTTGCAAACGGTAGAAATCCCTTACCCTGATATCGGCAACCCGCACACCCATTTCGCTGAAGTTGACGAGCAGTTGACGGGTAAGACGACAACCACAGAAGGTGACGTAGAAGGTCACGTTCACGAGATCATTATGGGAGAAGTACAACCGAGCGGTATGGATAACCACGTTCATCCAAACCTTGACCTTGAAGAAACCGAACGAGAAGAAAAAACCTTTCAACGGGTCAAACAGATTACGATTGGTGTTCAAGAGGGTATTGAAAAAGGTCAGGGTCGAAGGTTTTTGACGGCATACGAACGCAATCTCACGATTAAAATGGAGCAGGTCAAAGATTCTCTTCGTCAAGGTATAACGGATGTGCGGTCTGTCTTACAAACAAACGTTAATTTGAGACTGTTGCAGTACCAAAAAGACGCTGAGAAAGTGCTGCAAGAGACCATGTCTCGAGGCTTTGTTTTTGCTCAAACCCAAACCAGAAACATGTCAGGCTTTTCAAAAAAGGCGTTTAACTATTCAGCTCAAGATGAACTAGCGATTGAAATCATCAAAGAAAGAACAGCGAGCGAACAAAGAAGAACGTTAGCGATTAGAAACATTAATAACTACTTTGGATTCGACAGAACTTCCACAGAACAGATCCAAACTCTTATAGAGCGTGGTTTAGAAGAAGGGCTTACCACAGAGACCATTGCTAGAAATATCTCCAGAGATTTTGGGGAGAATTACGGTGACCAGGCTTTTACGATTGCCAGAACAGAAACCTTAACCGCTATCTCTCAAGGGATTATGTGGCAAAACCAGGTCTTGCAAGAGGTTTTTAGTGAAGTCAATAAGCAGTGGTTTCACGTAGGAGATGTGAGTTCTAACCCCGATGCTAGAAAGGGACATGCAACCTTTGAACGTGAAGGCCGACGAGGTATAGTTCCTAGTAATTACGTCTACGTTAATCCAGACACAGGAGCTAGTTTAGGGTACCCAAGAGATCCTCGTGCCATTGCTTCCGAAGTTATAAATTGCAGATGCGCACTTTCGTCAGTTATCCCTAATACCGCACAGTCAAACGCTGAACAAATTATTAACAGGGGTTAGATCATGGCCGTTGAAATTATTGGCAACAGTGAAAATGTTAGAAAGTATCGTGAGTATTTACACCGTCAAGGCGTGTTAACCAAACGCTTCATTGATTCTGCACAAAGACGTGGTCAACCGATTATTGAAAAACCAGAAGGGTACCGCATCATAAACGGTGGTATAAAAAACGTGTATAACGTTAAAACTGTTAAGGGTATACCACGTGAAGTTAAATCTTTAGATCCCATGCAAAAGCTCTACATCAAAGGTATTGCAAACGCCAACATGGTCGACCGTATGGACGAACGGTTAGAACCTGCAGGGATTGACATCAATAACTTTATGAAAAACCAAGTCCTGCTTTTAGATCACCTTTATATTGCAAGCGCTACCATTGGTCGGGTCGTGAATTTAGATGCTCAAGACAGTGGGATTCACTTTGAGGCCTACATTGGAGATCCGGCCAAAGCAGAACTGACTGGGCAGCAAAAAGATGCTCGGTCACTGATTGCTCAAAAACTTTTACAGACTGTCTCAGTTGGATTTATACCGCACAAGGTTAAAGCTCCCGAGTTTGATGAGCAAGGCCGTCTTATGGAGCCTGCAGTTATTTTACAATGGGAACTTTTAGAGTTATCTGTTGTTGCGGTACCTGCTAATGCGGGTTCAGTGTTTACGGTGAGTAACTTGTCCCTGGAAGAGCCTGTTCAACGATCCGCTTTGTTTACCTCTATACCTAAAGAAGCTACCATAGAAAAATCTGAGCATTCGGATGATGATGATACAACCCAAGATAATGAAACTTCTTACAATGCGACGACACTTGCAAAGGATGAAAAACTGATGGAAGAAAAACTAGTAGAGATGATTGAGCAGATGAAGCGCATTGGCTCCATGCTAGGCTCCATGAATGACATGATGATGGAAATGAAAAATCAAAATGACATGATGATGGAGATGATGGCTAAAAAGATGAGTGAAGGTGAACAGCAGATTGAAGATGCTGAACCGGGAAAAGAAGAAGAATTAAAGTATGACAAAGAAAAAGAAAAAGAAAAAGAAGAGATGAAAGCTTTAAAGACGCTAATTACGTGCCAGAACGAGAAGATTGAGCAAATCAGCGCTATAATGTTAAATATTATCAGTAACAATGATCATTCAAACAGGTAGTACCTGTGCGGTTTTCATACGGTAACTAAAACTATTAAGGGGTTTTGAATGTCAAACGAGTTTCCACACACAAGCAAATTGTACGAGGCCCTAGCTTCTCAAAAGGCTCCAGGTAACCACACTTTAAAACCAGTTTACGAGAACGATCTTCGTCAAGCTGCGGCTTTGCTACAAACCAAAGCGGGTGAATCTAACTTTGGTCTGCTTTTTGGTCACAAGTTAAGAGATGACGATGACAGAGCAACCAGTGTTCCTTTGAACTTTGGTTCAAAATCAAGCATGTCTTACAATGCATCTGAAATGCTAGACAACGAGGCTAGAAAGCGTTTATTTCTTTTAAAGAAGGCGTATTCTAACTGTGAAATCCAGGCCATGTACAAAGGGTCAACTCGTCATCCTTCAAAAGCGTTGATCAAGTCTGTACCCTTGTGGACAACTTTTGAAAGATACGCCAAATCTTTCAACATAACTGATTTTGATACTTTTATTGACCAGGTTCAGGCTCGCTTTTACTTTGAAGAGTATGAGATTCCAAGA